ATTTAAATACTAATTAAAATAAAACAATGAGAAGAAGGTTTATCATTACCATTTACACAAGATTTTATAATATTTTTTGTTTCTATATTTAAAGTCTTACACATTCTCTTTAAAATTTGATTAGCAAGTTTTTTAGATTTCATCATATTAGACCAATTATTAAAATAAAAATGTTCTTTAAAAGTTATGATATTATCATCAATATATTTTTTAATTATATTATTTGTATAAATATTGCTATCAATTAAATAATTATTGTCTTCAATATTATCACAAATTAAATTAAGATATTCAATAAATATTTTATAATGCTCAGTATTAGTATCAATTAATTTATCTCTAGAGTTTTCATAATTAAATTTAAATTGCTCTTTATTCTCTTCATAATATTTTTTTAATTTTTCTTTATTTTTTTCATAATATTTCTTTGCGTATTCTTTACTATTTGAAGGCATTATATACTATATATATATAATAGAAAAAATATCTTTAAATACTTTTTAATTATAAATTAAATTGCCACGATAATATTTTAATTATTAGTTTTCTACATTCTAATAACTCTTCTTTTTCGTTCTCATGTAATTTTTTATTTTCATTTAACTCATCAATTTTATTATTGATTCTATTAATAATTCTATTTGCTCGTTGTTTATCTACATTATATATTTCATCACTAAAAAAATAGTTATACATATATATATATATAATTTTTTTTTTTTATAAAAGTTCTTTTTGTAGGGTTTCTATTTCTCTATCAATATAGTTTAAATCTTCTTCTTTCTCTGCGAGTTCTATACCTCTCTTCTCCAATAATTGTTTTCCGTTTTCTAATATTTCTTTAACTCCTTCAATACTTTCTTTTATTTGATTTTTACGTTCATTAATATAATCAACTAATACTAATAAATTTTCTCTTTCTCTGTCATCAACATTTTTATATATATCCTCTACTTCTTCAACGCCTTTATTTTGTAACTCTGTTTCAATAGTTAATACTAAACTTTCATATTCGTTTATAAATTCTTCTAATTCTTTTTCTTTTTCATTTATGTCGTCTTCTATTTCGCTTTCTTTTTCTTTAATCGTTTCTATTGATTTTAAAATATTTTCTCTTCTTTCCTCTGTTTCTGCAAGTAATACCATTCTTTCTTCATTTTCCATTTCTGCGACTCTTTCTTGTATTTGCTGGAATTGTAATTCTTCTGCTTCTCTAAACCTGTCAATAATTGATTTTCTTTCTTTATTTATTTCAATCATAAACTCACTTTGTCTTATATTTGGACTTTCTCCTAAAATTATACTAATTCTTTCATCTAATTCATTTTCTCCAATTTCTGTTTCTATTGCTCTTATTGTTTCATATAAACTATTTAATCTGTTACGTTGTTTAGGTATTAAATTTTCTGGTAATATTTCTCTTAAAAATATTGCTCTAGAATCCTCTTTTGTTTCCTGTGTTAATAATTGTTGTTCTGCTGGTGTTATATTCATTTCTATTAATTGCTCTTGTGCGTCTGTTGCTTGTTCTGGTTTAAATAAATTCATAAATTTTAATGATTCTAATTCTTCTTTAATTTTATCTCTTTCATCTGCAACTTTTCCTAATTCTTCTGTTAATTGTGCTATGTTATTTGCTCCGTCTAATTGAATACTTAATATTTCTGCCTCTTTAATTTTTTGTAGTCTTTCATTTTCATCACTTAATAAATTTGCTTCTTCAATTTTTTCCATTAATTCTTTTTCTATTTTTTCTATTGATTGTCTATCTAAGTTTAACGCTTCTCTTAAATTACTTTCCATCTCTACTAATTGATTTAATTGATTTTGTTTAGAGTCTATAATTTCCTGTTGTTCTTCATTTAATTTTTCTAATGTTTCAATTTTAGGGTCTGCTTTTTGAAATTTTCTTAATACTTCATCATCAAAAATATCTAATAACCCCATTACTTTATCTTCTAAACTTTCTTCTTCTGGCATATATTCAAATTGTCTTGTTGGTATTAATTCTGGTTGTATAAATTCAAATTCTTTTTCAAATTCTTCTATTGGTTTAATTTGCAGTTGTAGTGGTGATGGTTCTGGTTTAATTTCAGGTAATATTGGTTCTTCTTCTGGTTGTAATTCTTCTGGTTGTAATTCTTCTGGTTGTGGTAATATTGGTTCTCTAAATGCTATTTCTTTATCTTCTTCTAATGCTCTATTTTCTAATTCAATATAATTTTCTTCTACTTCACTCCATTTTTTTTTAAATTCTTTTTCATAATATTCTTTTAATTCATTTTCTTTTTTTAATATCATATTATTAATATCAGTTAAATTCTCAACATTTAAATTTTTATCAGTTGGGGCGGTATATTGCGGTATATAGATTGGAATAGGGACACTACTCCCTGATTGTTGTTGTGCGACTTGTTTTTTTGATTGAAATTTACTAAAATTATTTTCAATAGTATCTATTAATTCATTTAATTGTTCTTTTTTATTTTTTTTCTTTTCTTCTTTTTTTTCTTCTGCTTCTTTTTTCTGTTTTTCTGTTTTTGCTTTTTTAAAACTGAAATTTGGTAAATTTTTTAATTTTCCTTTTACTAATAATTTTAAACCTTCTTCGCCTAACTCATCAAAATCGTGGGTATGTAGTCCTTCTGGGTTGTCTTTATCATGTTTATGTTTTCCTGATGGTTTCATTCTTTATTATAATTATATATTATATTTTTTTCAGGTATTAATTTATTGACTATTTAAATTTTCTAAATATTTTTGATGCTTTTTTGATTTAAAATGTTTTGCTTTATCAGAAAATCTATATTTACCACCACATTCACAATTAAATTTTTGTTTAAGTTTTTCATTATTATTTATATTATATTGTTTTTGTTTTTCTAATAATTTTTCTTTATTATCTAAATAATATTGTTTTTCTTTTTCTTTAATTTTATCTTTATTATTTTTTCTATATTGTTTTTTATATTGTTTTTTTGTTTCTTTATTATCTAAATAATATTGTTTTTGTTTTTCTTTTGTTAATGGCATAAATGGTAATAATTCATTTACACAATTTTTAGTTTTACTAATCCATAATGTTTCATAAGCACATAAATGTTTAAAATCTTTTTGATGTGTTCTGATTACATTATAACTTTTAATTAAATCTATTTTAAAATTATCAATTCCGTATTTATCAAAATATTTATGAATTGAGACATTACCATAATTATGTTTATAATCGTGTTTATGCCCTTCAAATCTTTTATGTAATCTGTTAAATGTAGAACCAATATAACAAAATGAATTGTCTAATGGCGTCCAAATCATATATATATGTCCTAATGAGGTCATTGATGTATATAATTATAATTTAGTCTTTAAATAGTTTATTTAATATAATTAAGTATTTAAATATGTTTCATCTAACTCTATTAAATCAAAATTGCGGTGATATTTCCTACTTATATCTTCATCTAATATAATATATAAAAAATTATGTGGTTCTTTCCATACAAAATCACAAATTTTTTTAAATTGTTTAAAATCCATTTCATTAGCACATTCAACCCATACATCATTTAAGTCTTTTTGATTAGTAATTTTAAATAGTATTAAATGACTTATACCAGATGTTCTAATCGTCAATGGTAATAAATTATACCTCTGCGAAGTTATAAAACTGCTACAACCTGATATATGCTCATCATCTAAATCATTTGGATTATATAAAATATGTCTTCTATTCAGCAACATACGATGCAAATTTTTACTATTTTCACCATTATTTTTATTTATCTTCGAGATTACATCGTCAAATATAAAAGCACAATTTAAATTTTCATCTTTTGCTATATTTTCAATTAAATTATTTAATATTTCTGGATCATAATCATCAAATATATTTTCAGGTGGTAAAGGAAATGGTTTTGAACTGGTTTTAATTGATGGACTAAAAATATAAACTCTTTCAAACAACTTATAATAAAATTTAGATTTATTTTTATTTTGATTTCTAATCTTTCTTCCATCACTACATAATAAACTATTTAATAAAGTAGATTTACCACTACGAGGTCTGCCTACAATATAAAAACTGAAATTAATTTTTGGTAAGAATTCAGGTATTGATTTCATGTCCTCATTAATTCTATCTCCATTATATTTAATAGGTTCTATTTCAACATTATCCTTATTTTTTCTAATATTAAAATTCATTCTATATTATTATACTATTTTTTTTTTTTAAGACATATATATATATATAACATGATTAAACATTTTATTATTAGTAAAATCCTAAATTTTGTAGGTATTCCATTTTACTTATCTTTTTTGGTTTTGCTTCTGGTGGTTTGATTTCTGGTTTAGGTTTAGATATTTTAGATAATTTTTCATTTAATCTATTTAATCTATCATTAATATCTTCTTTTTCATCTTCCTCTTCATAAACAATTTTTTTTTTAGTTGGTTTTTTTCTTCTTCTTACTACAACAACTTCTTCCTCGCTACTGCTACTATCTTCTTCTTCATATACTATTTTTTTCTTTTTAGGTTTTGCTTGTTTAATAGTTTCTTTTACAATTTTATTTTTTTTCTTCTGTAATTTTTCAACTTCCTTTTCTTCTTTTTCTGCTCTTTTTTCTGCTATTTTTTTCTGTCTTGCTTCTAACATATTGTTAATTGCCTTTTGTCTTGCTGGTGTCATCTTATAATTTCCTTTTGTTCGTTTATCAGTTTTAGTTTTTTGTATATTTTCAACTGGTTCTTCTTTTTCATCTGGTTCTGGTTGTATATTATCAATTACATTTTCCTTTTCCTCTGGATATGGTTGAGTTTCTTCTTTTTCTAATTCTTCGCCTATATCTCTTTTCAATTCTTCCATTATATATTATATATATATATAAAAAATAACGAAATACCGATAAAATAAATAATTAATTATTGTTAATTTTCGTTAATTTATTTATTGGAATATAGATATATTTTTTTTCATGTTGTTCTCGTATTTCAAAATTATCGGTAAAATTTTGCTGGTAATAATATAGACCATCTTTAAATTTAAATACATAATATACATCTTTATCAAAATTCATATATTTATAACCCTCAATCCATTTATTTAAGTTCATCATTAAATCTTTATAAGTATAACTATAACAATTCCTGCACTTTAATTCTATATAATTTTTTTCATCATTATCACAAAAATCAAATAATGCATATCTGTCAGTATGTATTAAATCTAATTTAAAATACTTTTCTAAAATTGGTTTTACTAATTTTTCATTTTCTAATCCCTTTAAATAATTCATTTATATTATAATAAAAGAAAAAAAATTTAATTTTTAATTTTTAATTATATTGTAATCCATTATATTCATCATATCTAATTGTAATTTTCCTATTAAAATCTTTTTTAGTATATATATTATAATTCTTATTTTCTAATTTCATTTTATTAACTATTAAACCATTTTCAAATCCTTTTGTTAAATCAAATTCAATAGGATTACCCTTATATAAATCTTCAAATAATTTAATAGGATCATTATTATAATCTGTATATGACTTTAATAAAATAGATGTTTCTGGTATTCCTTTCATTCTAATATGATAATCAGTTTCATATTGTTTAGTTTTAATATTATATCCTTTTAATTTATCTATATAACATTTTTTCATTAAAAATAAACTTTCTTCACTATAAATAGTATCACTATCAATATCTTTATTACTAATTTCAAAATCTATATGGAATTGACCTAAATTATTCCCTTTAAGTTCTCTATTATATTTTTCTAAATATTTTTGTTCTAAAATGGGTATATCATCATATTTAATATGAATACTATCAGTATCAGTATAAGTCATATATAAATTATTGTCTTCTGCTGTTGTCATTACTTCAAACATAATTCTTTTACTCATACTTAAAATTTCTACTCCTATATGAGAACTATTAAAATGTTCGTCAATAGGTTTTATACTTTTCACTCTCATAAATTTATTATCAATACAGGTTTCACATTCTTTTATATAATTAAAATTTCTCTCAATATGTTTAATATATGATTTTTTATATGTAAAGTTATATTCTCCTTCCTGTTTAAATCCTTCAATTTTAATTTTATTATTATCATCAACACCGAATTTTATATATTTTGATTTTTTATTAATATATTCAATAGTTTTTTTAATGGTATTAAAATGTTTGAATCTTATTAAATTATGTTTTTTATCATTATTAATATTATACTCACTTATCTCATAATCATCAACAGATATTAATTTTTCTTCTGTGTCAATAGGTTTTAAAATTGATTTACCATATCCAGAGTTCATAATTAATTTTAATACTGCTTCTAATGGATTTTTTAATTTTTTATATTTTTTTCTTTCATCATATATATTTTTAATTACTTCATTAATTTTATTATTTCTACCTTCATTATAATAATATCCTTCAATAATCTCATAATCTATTTTATGGAATTCAATCCAGTCTTCTAATGTTGTTTTATCTACATAACATATTTGATTTTCCATATTATTACTCCATTCTCTAATATTCTTATCATTTACTTTACTCATACAGGGGATTTTATATTTTTTTGCTACTGATAAAACCTTAATTTTAATAAAAAACCCATCAAATAAATTTAAGTTTGATTTTAAATTAATAATATCATCATTAGATAATACTTTTGGTTTTCCTAATAAAAAACCATCCATACGATACATTGCGGAAGGATATAAACTACAGGCATCATAGTCGGCAAGTTTTATTTTATTTTTACCTGTATAAATATGTTTTTGATTATTTGATGTCATACATCTCCCACCAACTACGCATTTTTGTATAAATTCTCTTACTACTCCTGAAACAGATTTTACCCCATCATAACAACCCATTTTTATTAAATGAGTTTGAGCAATAGAAGCGATACTATAATAATTTAATGTATCTAATCCATTTAATTCTTTCATTAAAGTTCTAAATTTTTCATATCCCTTTTTCAATACTAAACAATCAATAAAACAATATTTACTGGAATATAATTTTAAATTTACTTTTCCTTCTAAAATACAATTCCATTTTACACAATTTTCAGTAAATAATTTTTTATCATCTTCATTTAATAAATATTGACTTTTATAACATTCATTCATAGTTAAATAACCATTTTTATTATATAGATTTTCTTTTGTATATAAATCATAGGGCATAATTTCTTTAACACTATCTAATTTAAATGTTTTTGGAAATGCTGACAATTTCATAGGAATCATCATTAAAGAATCCATAAATCTAATTTTGAGTCCTTTAAATTCCCCTGTTGCTACTACGATTAATTTACCTTTATTTATAACTTCTATATTATCTAAATATTTACTCATAAATGTAAAATCATAACCTAAATTATGGGCGATTAATGTTAATGGTTTTTGTATTTCTTTACCTTTATCATTTAATATTTTTTGTTCTTTATAACCTACTCTAATTAAATAATTTAATAATTGTTTTCCACAATCTTCACCATAAAAACTACTTTCAATTAAATCACAATTACATAGATACGGAATATGTTTATCTTCTGTAATAGTTTCAAAATCAAAATAAACTACATTTCCTTTATAATCATCTTTTTCAATATATTCAATATCTTTAAAATTATCATCATCAAATGAATTTAAATTATCAATTTCAAATTTATCATAAAATGAGGTTTTATATAATTCATTACAATTTGAAATAGGTTTTAAGAATTTTTCTTTATTTTCAATTAAATATTTAATTAAATTAAAACTATCAATAAATCTATTTTTATTTCTTTCATCTTTTTTAATAAATTGTTTCCAGTCTTTTTTTTGTCTAAATTCATTATCAAAATAATTTTTTAATGAGTATGAAGTAATATTGGTTTCTTTATCAATAATGAAATAGTGATTTTCTATTAAACCTAATTTGATTTGTTTATTTTTTTTGTCTCCGTGATATTCAATATCCTTATTAATTTGTCTAATAGATAAACAGATATTTAATTTATTCGCAATTTCTTTTAATTTTCTTTTTGGTATTTCTCTTGTTTTTAACATAATTTTAATTTTTTCAATTTTAGTTTCTGATATTTGATTACTATTTCTTAATGATTGAATTAAACAATTTTCATTATAATTTTTACTATCTATTTTTGAGTAAATACCATATCTATCTAAATCTAATTCATTATCTAATAAAATATAAGGAAACATAGCACCCCCTAATAATTGTTTAGTGATTGATGTTTGAGTATTATTATCAAAAATATCATCATCAATATTAAATAATTCATTTTGAGTAATAAATGTTATATCATTATCTAATATAGTTATTGCTTTAATTATTTCTCCATCACTCGTATTTTCATCTGCTGATTGTAATGGTATATATTGATCTAATTCATTTAATAGTCTTTTTCTTGTTAAATCATTTAAGGCATATAATTTTTGGTTTCCTTCTTCATCAATATAAGTAATAAATATTTTTTCTGTTAAATTTTGTGGTAATAAATCTAATATTTTTTTAAAAGATTGTTGTTTTGAATAAAATTGATAATTACTTAAATTAAATGTTGTTTTATTTTCTCCATCAATTAACATATTATTAAAATTTTTTACAATTTGTTTTATTTTCTTATTATCTTCTCTTTTAGAAAATTGTTTAATTAATTCTTTTCCAAAAATTTCTTTCTGTTTTTTATCTTTTTCTAATTGCTTCTTTAATCCTCTGTTATTTGATTTAGAAATTCTACCAGTTTTTGAATTAAATCCTAAATTATTCATTTGTAATCTCTGTTGTATTAATTCAATTTGATTTTTATTATAAACACCTTCTCTTAATCGTTTAGAAAGTGATTTTAAAGTAATTGTTCTGTTTGTAATAGGATTAACAATTGACGACATCTTATTATTATCATTATATTTTTTTTCTGTAAATTTTTGTGAATTCATTTTTTTCTTTTATATATATATAATATATTTTTTTCTTTAAATACTTTTTAATTAATATATTAAATTAAATAATATAAAAAAAAAAATTAATATAAATAAAATAAATTATTTGTATTAATTTTGATATATAAAAGAAAAAATGAATTCACAAAAATTTACAAACGGGGAATATTTCTATTTCCCATATTTATATAATATTATTTCTTTAAGTACTTTTTCAGAAAAAGCGTTTTAATTATAGCGTTATTTATCGTGATACAGAAAATGAACCATTAGAATCCATATAAAATAATACTTCCTTTAATGCGAAACTATCTACACGCTGTGCAGCTGCAGGGTTATTATTTACTTCTAATGCCACCTGTAAATTTCCATTTAATACATCTAAACCAGTGTGGGAAACATTACCAGTTTCATTTAAATACGCCTCAGTATCTACTGCATATACCCAACTATCAGTATTAAATGAATGATTATTAACTAATGTTTGGGCGTGAATGCTGTTAAGTTGTCCTGTTGCAAGTAATGCCTGTTGATAAGCATTTGCTGTGTTATTAGAATCAGAATCAGCAACTGATGTTGCAATTCGTGAAGGTGGATACATAATATCACCAACACGATAATTATATTGTGTAGTAGCATTAGGTAAGGTAACATTTAACCCGTGAAAATCAGCATCAGCAACATTAGCAGTAGTTCGGCAAACACTCATTAATGCTCTTAAACTTCTACATTGAACGGGAATATTTACAACTTTTTCACCATCTGCATCGTCAATATTGCTGACAAAATTTTCATAGGTTGATCCAGTCCAACTTAAACCACCCATAACAGAGACCATTTGAGACATTGATGAGTCAAAATCATCACCCGTAATATGTATTATGGGACTATAAAAATGAGCCGATTTTATCTTATAATTTACATCATTTGCAGCTACCATACACGAAAGAGCAGATGCAAGAGTAATTTCAATTTCTATAGAGCCGTAGCCTAATGGTATGTAAAGACCTTTTGTATTAGAGAGGAAACCACTAATGAGAGGCATACATAAAGTCATATCAGAACCAGCAGTATTATCTGCAAAACTCCTGCTCATACTTGCTTTATATTCACTAAAATCACATGTTACAACATCTGTTGCACCATCATTTGTTCCTGTTACTTCCATTGAGGGAGCAGTTCCAGATACTGCATTATGATGTGGTAATTTTGAAGGGTCTGTTTGATATTTAAATAATAAATTATGTAATAGATTATAGTTATTAATATCTTCTAAAACTGCACCAGAATTACGGCAAATAATTCGTAATCGTTGAATTACACACCATACACCACCATCTAATTTTTGTGCTTCATTAGTAGTTTTATTATCAGCACTAACCTTAAATTGTAAATATGAATGTGCTCCGTCTAAAAATGAGTTTATACCATTTGCAGTTATTGGAATTCTAATAATATTATTATTATCGGGTGTAAATTCAACACCATTAGAAGATGCATAACGCCTTAAAGACGAATGACCTGCAATTGCTTTTTTTGGTAATCGTGCATATTTAACACTTTCAGGTAAAGCTACAGCGTTTTTCTGTTGGTTTCCTAACTCTTCCATTTATAATTATAGATTAGAAAAAAATTTTGAAAAAATAAATTAATTTACTTTTTAAAAAAAAGTAATATCAAAAAATAATTATTTATTTTTGATTATTATTATTATTATTTGATATTTCTTTAACATCTTCTATATTCATTTCAATTGGTTCTCTTTTACATTTCATACAACAACACTCAATCTCTGTGCATCTACTACTTAATACATATTGGATAATTGGCGTTAAAATCATATTAGACAATACTGCCACTAATATTATAGTTTCACTCATTATATTATTATATTATAATAATTAGAAAATAAATGTATTATATATATATAATAAATAATGACTGATTTTCATATTTCATCAAATACAATATTACAAAATAATTTAATTTTTATTAGAAGTAAAGATGGAAATTTTATTAATGATGATTTACATACAGATTTTAGTATTATCCTTAAAAGAACTTTAACAAAAAAGAAAGATGAATTATTTAAAGTAATATTACAATCTGCACAAATACCTTATACATTTTCAAATACTAATAATACTAATAATTTTATTGATTGGAAAGAAAACGGATTATTACAGATACCTATTCAAATTCAATCAGGTAATTATAATATTTTAGAATTGATAACAGAAATTCAAAATCAATTAAATTCTAATACATCTTTTAGCAGTGATAATTATACATTATCTTATGATCAAATTAAAAATAAAGTTAGTATATCATCAGCATCAGTAAATAATACTGAATTTTTATTTAATAGTGGAGCAAATGTTTTAAAAAGCATTGCTAAACAGATTGGTTATACTAATGATAATGATATAACTATAAATAGTTCTCAAAATTCAATATCAGACTCTTTTGTAGATTTAATTAGGATTCATAGTTTATTTATAAGGAGTAATTTATCATCTAATAATACATTAGATAGTGAGACTTTAACTAATACAGATATTTTAGTTAATATACCTATTACATCTAATCCATTAGAAATAATAAATTATCAATATTACGAAGGAATGAGTTATAACCTCATTGAAGAAAACAAGATAACAGAAATCGCTATACAATTAACAGACCAAAATGGAAATATAATTGATTTAGGTAAGAAGATTGATTTTGAATTGTTGTTAAATATTCAGGTTATTAAAAATCCAATAGCAATAACAGAACCTATAACAGATATTAATCAATTAAATAATGAAACTATTGAAAATGTAAAATTAAAAGAATTTAAAAATGATTTAGATGAAGAAATTGATATAAATGAAACTATAGAAAAAAGTAAAGAAATTTTATCACATACTGAAAAACATAAACAGAATATAAATCAAATTAAGAATGAAATTGAAAATATTTAAAAAAAATTATTAAAATAATATTTTTTTTATAATTAAATAGTATAATAAATAATGGGATTTTTTAATTTTGTAAAAAATATTGGACGAAAAGTATTAGGAGCAGGTAAAATTGCATTAGGAAAGGGTAAAGATTTGTTAAAAACTGGGGTTGGTATAGGTAATAAAATATTAAACAATCCAATTTCTAAAAAAGTAATTGATATTTCTACCCCATTTTTAAGTGCAACCCCTATAGGTCGTGCAGCATTATTAGGTGTTAAAGGAGCACAAAAAGGACTGGAAATTGGTGAAAAATTATTAGAAGGAGTTGAAGCAGGTGAAAGAGTTGCAAAAAATATTCAAAAGGTTAGAGAAGGAGATTTTGCAGCAGTTAAAGACATAGTTGGAGATGTTAAAAAAGGTATTGAAGCAGGAAAGGATATTAAATTTGGATTAAAAAACTTTTCATAAATTTATAAATATCACAATAAAATAACTAAAAAAAATATATTTAATTAATATATAATGTGTAAATCTAAAAATCTTTATAGATTATTTTTAAACAATAATGTAAGACAAGCAGGGGATGACAGCAGATGGACAATAAATTTGCCGGTCTGGATACCTGCAAATAAGGAATGTTTTGTGTGGGTTGAAACGGCACAAGTGCAAGTAAAAGTAAATGGTGGTATACATATAACCGATGATTGTATAATGTTAAATAGTAATTTACAAACTAATAGAATTTATTCTCAAAATTATAATGCAATTGGGACACAATTAGCACAATTTAATTTACCTATATTAGATGGTCATAATGGGGCAGATGATTATATGAAATTAGATAACCCTACTACTCCAATATATGTTTCCTCTTTACCTAATTCAGTTGATTTCTGGTTAAGTAATAATGAAAATAACGACCAATTAACAATAACTGGTGCAGCAGTAGATTTTGTGTTAGTAATAGATTTTATTGATGATGAATTTTAAAACAATTTATAAATTTTTAAAAAAATTATTTTTTTTTAACCATTAATAATATATATAATGTTTAAAAAATTATTTGGAAATTTTAAAAACATAGGAAGTAAAATTAAAAGCGGATGGAATTTAGGAAAAAAAATTTTTAAAGATATAGTCCCGTATGCTTTTACACAATTGGGAGAAACAATAAGAACATTTAAAAGCATAGAAGACCCTGTAGAGAAACAGGCGTTTAAAGAACAAATAGGGGACATCATAGGTAATATTCCATCTCAAATTATTTTAAATCCAATAACTGAGTTTTTTGTTAAAAAAAAGGATGATAATTTTGACGATTGGGAAAATTAAAAAAATATTTTCTAATATTATAATATAATGCCTCAATCTGTTATAGGTAAAATTAATCAATGGGAGCAATCTAATTTAGATATTTTTCCACCATCGGCAATATATAATGTATTAGTAGGGACAAATTTAAATACATCTGGTTTCAAATTCTTAGTTGTTGGTAATTCAAAAATGGAAGGAAATTTAGAAATTACTGGAACACTTTCAGCGACAATAGATAATATTAAAGTAGAAGATAAAGACGATAATGTAAATTATCAAATGATTTTTATAAATTCATCTGGTAATCAAATACCTCTTTTCACAAATAATCAAATAACATATAATCCATCAACTAATAAATTAACAGTTGGAAATTTAACGTCTAATATATCAACTTCAACAGGATATTTATCATCAAATTTAGTAGGGTTAATACAGAATAATCAATTACAAAATGATAGTATTACTATAGGTTCAACTGAATTCAATTTAGGAGATACGAATACAGTTCTAACAGGATTATCGAGTGTAACATCAACAACTTTTATAGGTGATATTGTAGGTAGGGTAGAAATTGGTGATATAGGAGTAGGAACGCCACCAAATCATAATTATACAATTATATTGACATATTCTGCAACCCCCTTAAATGCTTTATTAGCAGACACATCTTTTACATTTAATCCATATACTGAAACATTAGTTGCTACAAATATTGATGGTGATTTAACAAATTCTACTGGATATTTAACATCAAATTTAGTAGGGTTAATACAGAATAATCAATTACAAAATGATAGTATTACTATAGGTTCAACTGAATTCAATTTAGGAGCAACTAGTACTACACTTACTGGAATGACTAGTATATCTTCTACTCTTTTTAGTGGCAATTTATCAGGAAACATCTCGGTTTTGAATGGAGATTTATTAACTAATAATCAACCACTTATATTTACGTCCACATCTCCTAGCACTTACGAACCAATGCTTTATGATACAGATTTACACTACAATCCAAATACAGGTATTTTAACATCAAACAAACTTACATCAAATTTAATAAATTCAACAGGATATTTATCATCAAATTTAGTAGGGTTAATACAGAATAATCAATTACAAAATGATAGTATTACTATAGGTAGCACTTCAATAGATTTAGGAGCAACTAGTACTACACTCGCAGGTTTAACAAAAATGGGTATAGGGAATAATTCACCAGATAGCACTCTTTCGGTCAATAAATTTTTCAGTGGAGGTAGTGGTATAAATCTTGACAACGCTATATCGGTCCAATCAACAGGAGATTTAACAACAAATCAGTATGCTTTTGGATTATATACGGGTAGTAATACAAATACAGGAAATTCTTATCTTCAATCAGGTATTTTAGATTATCGGGTGGGAAATAACAGAAATACAGCAAACTATCATTTATTATTACAACCATTATCTGGGAATGTTGGAATAGGTAATACTGCCCCGAGATGCCCGTTAGAAATCTCTGGTTATGTTTCTAGAGGTCCTCCCAGTGGGGTTTGGGGGTATTATATGAATACTTATGAAGTAACTATTGTTGGGAGTCCATATAATACATACAATAGAAATATATCTGTTATCGCACAAGAGGGAATCACTTGTCCGTTTTTCAGCACTTATAGTGACGTTAGAATTAAGAAAAATATTAAAAACATCTGTGAAGAATGTAACGTTTTAGAAACAATCAATCAATTATCCCCCAAAATTTACAATTATATAGATTATATTTCAAAAGGAAATAAACCTCATTTAGGTTTAATAGCACAAGAAGTAGAAAAAAACCAACCGAATCTTATTAATGATTTGGATATGTCCCATTATGTTCCTGATATATATTGTAAAGGTATATTTGATGAGTTGACTTCTATTATTCGTTTTGAAAAAGAACATAAAAAGACAGAAAGAGGAAAAGTTAAAATAATTTTATCTAACTTAGAAGAGAAATATTATGTTTTTGAAGTGATTTCAACAACTGAAATTAAAATATCAAGCACCGAAACAACATTGCCACAGAACGGAGATGTTTTTGTTTATGGAACAGAAATTTTTGATTTTAAAACAATTGATTATCAACAGATATTCATTCTAGGTATTGCTGGTATTCAAGAATTATCCATTGAGAATGATGAGTTAAAAAGTAGAATTGATATATTAGAAGAGAATCAAAAGAAAATTATGGAACATTTAAATATAGTTTTATAAATGAAAAGTAATTAAAAAATATATTTCCTTTATTTTATTTATAATATATTCTAACATATATATAATGATTGAATATATTTTTTTAGGTATTTTTAGTCTAAGTTCAGTTACATTAGGATTTATTTGGATGTCTGTTGTAGGAACTAAATTATTATATGCTGAAAAATTAAAAGATTTAAAACATTATAGAAATGAAACCATAGATATTATTAGAGAAAGATTAAATATTTTAAATGAACATGATGAAGAATATATTAAATTAAATAATTTATTAATAGAATTAATAAAGATAAAATAAAAAAATATTTTCTAATTATAATATATAATGGATAATATATTTGAGAGTTTAGGATTTAATATAATTACTAATGATGAATTTGATAAAATAAATTTAAATGAAAATTATGAATTAAATAAAATGTTTAATGAAGAAAAATTTGAGATTGAAAATATTAGAGATTACATTGATTACGATTTGAATGAAATAACAGAAATAAAAAAAGATAATGATAAAATAGTAGATATTCAATATAATAAAAGTGATAAAAATATTAGTTATTTAGAATGGTATTTAACTAATAATTATATTGAAGGTATGAATTGGTATATAAAAAATTATAGTAATATACCATTTATAGAAGATATGAGTTATTTTTTTGTTAAAAGAGATTTAACTGGAAAAGTAAAATTAGATAAATATGAAAAAATAATAATTAAAAAAGAATTGAAAAAACAGAAAAGAGCAGAAGAAATTATTGAAAATGAAAGAGGAAAATATATTAGAAAATTACAACGAGAAAAAAATAAACCATTAAAAACTATAAAATATGAAAATAAAAAAGTTATTGTTAATTTTTAGAAAAAAAAATATTTTCTTAATATATAATATAATGGAAATACAAAATGAGATATTACCTAAATTAAATGAAAAGGAGGCAGAATATTTTGGTCAATTATTGATGAAGGTAGAAAATATTAATAATTATAGAAAAACTTATTATCAAAATAATAAAGACAAAATTAAATTATATCAAAAAGAATATTATTCTAATAATAGAGAAGATAAAAAAAAGAAAATGTTAGATAGATATTATCTTAAAAAAAATAAATCTAATAATTAGTATATGGTGGATAAATATTATGAGTGATGAAGAATTTAGACAACGAAAATTTTTAGATGATTTGAAGAAAAAAATAAATTAGTAATATATAATATTTTTTGATATTTTAATTATTTTGGTTATTTTAATTTCGCTTGTAATAGAGATTTACAAAGACATCTTAAAACTAAAAGACATTTAAAAAAATTAAATATATTCTAAATATATAATGGATACATACATATTAAAAAAATCAAAAAGAGATGATAAAAGATTGGTTATAATAATGAATGAAAATATGAAACATCATTTCGGTTTAAAAGGGGGGAAAACATTTATTGATGGTAGAACAGAAAAAGAAAGGCAGAATTATATAGCAAGACATAAAGTTAGAGAAAATTGGGGAAATATCCACACATCGGGATTTTGGGCTTATCATTTATTATGGAATAAACCGACATTAACAGAGAGCATAAAAGATGTTGAAAAAAGATTTAATGTAAAAATTATAAATAAAACATAAATTAATTATATATTAATTATATATTAAAAAAAAAGTATTTAAAGAATTATTTTCTAATATATATATATATGGTAATATTTTATTTCTAATATATAAATATAATGTTCGCAAGAGTTGGAGGGAAATCCAAAATTAAAGATTATATAATATCAATAATGCCTAAACATAAAATATATGTAGAACCATTTATAGGAGGTGGTTCAGTATTTTTTTCAAAAAATCCAGCAGAAGTAAATATTATAAATGATAAAGATATTGAAATTTATAATATGTATAGAGATATGAAAACAGATGGAGAAAAAATGATTAATAGAGATTTTATGCCTAATAGAGATAAATTTAATAAATTATTAAAAAAAAAAAAATTTGATTCAATCGCAGATAGACTATATAGAAATTTATATATCACAATCAATAGTTTTGCAAGTAATAGGAGAGGTTTTGTTGGTGAAAAAGAAGTTGAAGTAAAAAAAAACACAAATGTTGGAAAAAAATATAAAACAACAAAATGGAAAGATTTTTTAAATAATAATAATGTAAAGATTTTTAATGAAGATTTTTCATCAATAATTAAAAAATATGATAGTCCTACAACATTATTTTATTTAGACCCACCTTATTCAAAATCCACTACTGATTATGATATTGGAGGTATAGACCCAATTAAAGTTTTTAATGCTTTACAAGGAATTAAAGGAAAATTTATTTTAAGTTATGATGCTTCACCAGAAATAAAAAAATTATTTAATAAATATAAAATTAAAATCGTCACAACTGCTTATGAAATAAGTGGACAAAGACAAGAAAATATTAAAGAATTTTTAATTAAAAATTTTTAATATAAATTAAAATATAAAATTTTAAAGAGAATGTGTAAGACTTTAAATATAGAAACAAAAAATATTATAAAATCTTGTGTAAATGGTAATGATAAACCTTCTTCTCATTGTTTTATTTTAATTAGTATTTAAATAACGCTTTTTCAGAAAAAGCGTATCCAAAAACATTTTTGTTTAAACTACTATAGCAAAAATATTATAAAAAAATTATATAAATTTTTTTACTTTTTTAAGCAGTATTTTTAATACTACCTAAAAAAGTCTTTTGCTATACTTTTTCTAAAAGTATTTAAAACTCCCCAAAAAAACAGAACTCCCCAAAAAAAAACAGAACTCCCCAAAAAAAACAGAACTCCCCAAAAAAACAGAACTCCCCAAAAAAACAGAACTCCCCAAAAAAAACAGAACTCCCCAA